TTGCCCGTGGAATCACATCTGAGCTCATATTATCGAAAGTCAATAATAGGCTTTCCATTTTGATGATATCCATATCAAAAAAGGTGGATTGATCAGCAAGCCGTTTTGACATTTGCGCGATACCTTCAGAACTGAGAACCGCTGATTTCCCGGTTGATTCAAGAGTCGCCTGTAAAGCTGCCATAGTTCTTTCAGCTTCCATTGCGGCATTTACTGATGCTTGAAGCGTTCCTGCCAGAGTGGTTATCCCGATTCCTATTCCGACAAAACTTCCCACAGTAGCAAGACGATCTCCGAGCCCTTTAACTTGAGATTCCACATTTCGAATACCGCGTTGAAATTCGGAAGAATCCAGGCCGATGCTTGCAAAAAGTGAACCAATCGACTTTGCCATTTATTTTTTTAACCCCATCCTTTTTGCAATTTGGTCCCGTTCTTCACGCATTTCTTCGGCAGTCATGTTGTCACGACAAGATTTATTATCCAAAGGTTTTAGTTTTCCCCACACCGCCGCAGCAATCATAAATGCCGCTTGTTCGTGTTGTTTATATTTAGCTTTTAACAATTGCCCCGCTCTTCCGATAGTAAGCGTCCAAAGTTGATCATCGGTCACTCCAGCACCATAGAGAGCGGCTATCAAATCCTCAATATTTATGCCGGAGTCTTCTCCGGCTTCAGAGGGTTTTCTTTTTTTCCTCGTAGTTGATCATCACAGATAATGTCGAAAATGAGAAGCCCACATTCAGGAATATTCCCATATTGATCCATAAGATCACCCGCCTGTTCTAAGGTCAATCCTCGATCGGAATGAAGCAAAGAAGCCCAGAATATCGCCCTGAGTTCTGCCGGCTGAAAAGAAGCAACAAAATCAATGCGCTGTTGTTGATCATCATGATCTTGAGGGAATTTGACTTTTTGAATTCATTGTAAAACATTAATTTTGATCAAATTCCCATCTTTATCTTTTTTTTCGGCAATTTCAGATAGAACATTCGAGGCTGCAATGTGGCCATTACAACCTAGAATGAAATGATAACTTTTTCCATTGATTTCTTTGATTATCATTTTGTCCTCTTATGGTGCTGGGGGAGTCGGAAGAATCGAAGAGGCATAAGTCAACTTGCCTGAGCCGGTCAGTGTGATTGAACCCCTTACAACATCTTCAATCGGGGCTGTAATCACTGCTTTGGAAAGATAGCCTGAACCGCTGTAGCTATCGCCATTCACATTATCGATAGCTGTGAAATAAACCTTGGTTTTATTGGCATAAGCGATCATCAAAGCATCATCAGCGGTATCGCCATAAAGATAAGCGCCATTGGCATCCAGGGTAAAATCAGAAATTCCGGGATAAACTTCTTTTGCACCGTCTGGATTTTTCCCCGTGACATCGATCATGTTCGTATTCATGGTCAACGTAGAATCCTTCTCATTTCCAAGAGCTACCACACTTTCAGCAGTACTCCCTACTGAAATAGCCCAATTGTAACCATTTCTGAAAACATTCATGATAAATTCCCCTTTCTAAGTTGTTGACATTTGCATGGCATTGATTGTTAAATTCAAATGGCCATTACGCGTCCTGCCATCAGGATCACGCTGAAATGTGGCCGAAATATCAAAATAAATTATTTGAAAACCAGAGATTGAAAATCCGGGTGAAGCCGGATCGCCCAAAGCTTCAACACATTTTTCAGCTATGTTTTTTACTTCTTTGAATTGTGGTTTTTTCGACCAGCATTTGACCTCAATATTGAATTGTCTTCCAAATGATCCCCGTTTGCTCATGTTCCAGGGTATACTGGAATCGTCACCAAGAGTCACATATGGTAATTTGACCTCTTCCTGCGGGACTTCATCATATACCGCGCAAATGGATGATAGAGCATTATTCAAACAAGTATAAATCCCCGCCTGAATTTCATTAGCTCCAAGTTTCATAATCATTACATTAGCTCCCTGCAAAGCCGCCAGTAGATAGCATTTTCCATTGCCGCCAAAATGCGATTCCAGGAAATGGAAAAATAAGGGCGTGGCAATAATCGTTCTCCAGGACGGCCCCAATTGAAATGTCTCGCTCCTCGTTCCATTAAATGCGCATGTGGACCGCGCCATTGAGCAAATCTACCTCTCTGATGACCAATAATTGCATAAGCCTGACGGCTGCTCAAATGGCATTCTTTGATATCCACAGATTTCCAAAGATTTCCTGTATAACGATATGGTGATTGACCTGGTTGAGAACCTAAATACTCTCTATTATTGGCCGTAGTTTGTCCCTGATTCAATTCTTTTTTGAGTTCGGTTTTAAAAATTGTCGCTCCATCCATAATGGCGGCTCGGGATATTTTATATGCCAATTGAAAATCAAGTAAATCCAATCGTCTGATCATATTTTCCATGCCAGTAAATGCAATTGTCATGTTCAGACTATTGGTGGACGTCCTACGCATCTGTATCAACCCTCAATTTTTGCAAAGTCAGTTCCCAGGTCCGAAAATCATTGTTCAAATTGCTCATATTGATGATGCGATACATTTTGCCTTGAAATCTCACGCGACATTTTTCAGCCAACGCTTCATTACCAAGGTTATATCTGATCTGTGCAATTACATCGGTGGGATTTTCAAGTTGATCCTGAGTAAATTTTTCGCTGCCTTTGATTGGCCGGAAGTATGCCCAACAAGTTTTGAATATTGTGTATTTTACAGTATCCCCACCTTGCCCGTCAATGGTGCGGATTGGCTGCAAAATTTCAATTCTGGTTTTCATTGCTCCAATATTCATAATCCCTGATTCTCTCCACCCCACCAGTGATATTTAGCATTTGCAATGATTGTTTTAACCCCCATTGGAATCTCCATCTGTTGCGGTCCGATAATTCCCCTGTTTTCGTATAAATGTGCTGCTAACATTTTGATAGCAGTCAAAGCTTCAGGCGGACAATCAGAAGCAGAATCGCCATAACCGGCCGTGAATTCTATGACTATCGCGTCTTGTTGCGCCCTGACAGTGGGATAATATTGCTTTTTATTGTTGGAATCGTATCCAGGAGTAATATAGGCTATTTCGCCATCTCCAGGATCGGTCACAATAAAATTTTCGATAGGCCATGTTTGAGCGTGTCCAGTAGTATCAATGTATGTAATATCATCAACCGATTGAACTGGATTGACCGGAAGATAGATAAAAGGCCGTTTGTTGGGAATAATATCATGGAAATTGTCTGGCGGGAATCTATTCAGGCGTAATTCGAATGTCTGGGTAATCAAAGCACAGCCTGTCAAATCCTCGAATATCCGCCTTGCTGTTTTGATGAACCCCAACAATTCCGGATCATCCGTAGTGTTCACTGAAGGACAGGCAACGCCCAACGAAGCATTAGCCACATTATCGATATAAGTTACAGTAGTATCGTCATTCAATGTGGTGAGTAATAGATAATTTGTTCCATCTGCCATTGTTCGGTATATTTTTCGTGCTATAACCGGACTGCCACCAATTGGAATATCGGATATTGCCGCCTTTTTATGTGTAGCATCGGCTGTAATAGCAGAACTGATCAACCCGCCTTCTGTTTCTCCGGTAGCTGTAACAAACGTCAGACGATAACGATACACTCCGGCTGATAGATTGCCGGATGTTGTGGCTGAAATAGCCACAGTTGGGGCAACCGGTGAAGGTTCGCCCCTGGTATCATCCAGCCGTAAATGACGCTTTATTTCGGCTATTGTGACGGGTTCGATTGCGGGCCGATCAATCTGCTTCAATTTCATCCAATTGCCCCCAAAGCATATCGCAAGATGACTTTTGTTGTTGCACTATTGACATTATTTCCGGTTACATTCAATGTCAATGTATCATGAGTATCAACGATCGGACGCTTCAAATTCGTGGCGTAAACGATTGGTATCCGCTCTTTTACCGTTGCACTTCTTGCCGTTCCCAATCCTTGAAGTACATCGACTCCAAAAGCATCGGTAAGCGTTATTGCATAAATGCTTGGCGCCGGAGTGGTTCCCGGAATGGTTTCAAGTTCGAGAACTGTACCATCAATTTTGGCTGTTATGACATGAGCAGGAAAAAGAGCATCCGCACTGCCAGCGGTACAATCAAATTCAACCCTTCTCAGATTCCCGAATTCATAGGATGTCTCGATTATGGTTCCGATTAACATTTCACTTTCCTTTCTCTCAATATCGTTCCGCCCTTTTCATGATCGATTCTGCCAAATTCTCACAAAGTCAATATCCACCGTTCCGATACCAGTTGAGCTTTTAATTACTCCGAGAATAGGCTGAAATGTCAGATAAGTAGTATCGGCATAGGCAAAAGTCGTGGATCGTGCCACACGGTCGCCATTGATGTAAAATTTGATGCTTTTTACATCCTGGCAGTCGATTTTTACATCAAACCATTGATTGGCGATTACTGTAACTCCCGAAGATGCTTGTGTATTTGTGGCATTGTCATCAGTTTCGCAACGAAGAATTCCAGTGCCGGCTGTATAAACTCCGACCCGATATGTTGAAATTGCCATTGAAGACCAGGCGTATCCGAGTCCGATGAACATTTCGGCATTTGTGGTTGTCAGCGTTGTCATTCTTGCCCGGCATTCGAAAATCAAACCCTGTCCGAGCGTAAAATTACATTGATCATTGAAACAGGCTAAAGCCTCTTCGTTTTCGGAACTGCTTTGAAGTGTGCAGGTCAAAACACCGTTTGAAAAATTGGCACTTTTAACAACAGTAGGAGTTCCACCGCTACCAACGATCTTTTTCACCCATTTGCAGCCGCTTTCAGCACTGCCGAATGCCGGAATTACGACATCTCCACCGAGAAAATCTTCATAGAAATAGCAGGGAGAAAAGGGCATCACGACCTCGTTTATGCCGTCAGCATCCTGATAAATGGCAAGATTTCCAGATCCCATGTAACTGTAATCTGATCGGCAGAAAGAAAATCCAGTTGAAATCAAAGCCAAAAACAACATGAGAGATATGAACTTTTTCACTTTTAAGCTCCTTTCGGGTTAATGGGGAGCCTGATTTTCATCAAGCCCCCCCTGGAGGAAAACGAAACGAACCGGGAGGTTACACGATCGCCGTCTGCGGAATATAGGAAGCGATACGCGGTTCAGTAAGGACGGCCGAAATTTCGATCAGGAAAGCTGCACTTGGTGCGGTCAACACAAGATAGAAATATGTCGCACCGGCAAGGGCTGCTTCGAGATTTACTGCGTTGAGTTCGATCAGAGTGCATACATATGCTGTTGAAAGTGTGATACCGGCATTTGTGGCATCGATCTCCGCGCCCCAAGTATCAGAAGCACCCGCGCCGTTTGTGCATTGCCGATATTTGAAAGCCATTGGAGTTCCGCCGCTTGGCGTTGCGTTTTTCTTCGCCAGAAGCGTTAAAGTCGCGCTTCCGCTGGATGCACCCTGTTGGATTTTAATCGTTGCATGATTGTAATCCTTCAAATTTAATGCAATCGTAGTAAATCCTGCAGTACCATCAATCGGCGGTTTAAGACATTCGGGCAGATTTCCCGAGAGTGAACCTTTATTCTGAAACATTTTTTTCTCCTTTCGTTGTTTGTTCAGTTTATGACCTTGTGGCCAAAGTAATGAACGGAGATACATATTTCGTCGCACTCTTTGCAGAAAGCCTCTTCGTCTTCCAGATTGGAGTTCCATTCACAAACCAGACCCACCGGAAAGCCATCTGATTGTAAACGAAATAGATATGAATGGAAATATCTGCGATCGCATTTGGCGAAAGCGCCAGCAAATATTGACTCATGTTCACGAACGAAATATCTCCAGTTGTGCCGACATCTGGAGCATGTTCGGTGAAATGACATTTACGGCCGAGAAG